AGTATACTACGAGGCAGACGCTAACGAAAAGCCACCGTTGAGGGAGTCGGGCTACGATTCGCAACCATTTGTAGGCGCTCGGTGGGAAGTTCACGGGGATAATGTTTACGGAACTGGCCCGGGAGAGACGGCGCTCGGAGACGTCAAGGCACTACAAACCCTTGTTAAGGATCTGTTAATCGCTGTTGCTAAGAAGATAAAGCCGCCATTGGTGGCCAACGCATCAGCCGGAGACCTGTCAATCAACACATCGGCCAGCGCGGTAACATATACCAACGGGGTGACGACACAACATGGCCCGATAATAGCACCTGCTTATATTGTAGATATACAGATCAATGAGCTGTTGCTTGTGATACAGGCGCATCAGGAGCGCATAAAGTCGGTATTCTTTGCTGACCTGTTCTTCATGCTGTCTAGCTCTAATAAGAAGCAACAGACGGCCTACGAGATAGCCGCTATACAAACTGAGCTTTTAAGGTTGCTCGGCCCGATAATAGAGAGACTATACCCGGACGACCTAAAGATACAGCTATCAAGGTGCTACGACATAGAAAACGAGATGGGTCGGTTACCGATACCCCCAGACATATTGCAAGGCACTGACTTTAAGGCAGAGATTATATCTCAAATAGCAATGGCACAGAAGCAATCGGTCATTCAGCCGATTGAGCAGATGATTAGCATAGCAATGCGGGCAGCAGAGGCATGGCCATCGGTACTTGATAAGGTTAACATAGATCAAGTCATGGATGAGGTGCATAATGCTCTAGGCCTACCGGCAGGAACCATAAACTCTGACGAGGTAGTGGCTAAAGTTAGGGCTATGGAGGCCCAGCTGGTACAGGAACAACAAGCAGCGGAGCAGGCACAAAGCATGGTTGACAATGCGCAGAAGCTATCACAGACAGATGTTAGCGGCGACAACGCACTTACCGCACTGACGGGGGCTTAATTGAGAAAAGAGGATACAGAGAATAGCGATAAAACATCACTTGAGGCTAACGTACAGACCCGCGATAAGCTTGTGAAAGAGGCTAATCTGCTGGAAGCGTTTAAGCGTACCGTAAATACGCCCGAGGGTGAAACGGTAATTAAGTGGATATTAAGAAGGACTAAGGTGCTGGATAACCCATTCACCAATAACGGGCATACAGCATTTTCACTTGGAGAGCAGAATATCGGTAGAGAGATAATGTTTAAGCTAATAGACACAGGGCTAGACCTTAAACTTACCGATCTTATAGAAGAGGTTAACAATAATAGATTGAATTATATCAATAATGAGATAGCAACATTAACGCAAAATATAACGGAGGAAAACAAGTAATGGCAGACGAACCAACAATCGCAACGCCCGCGACACAGGGTAACACCGACGCGCCGGTAGCGACAGAACCAGTAGTAGAAGCACCGACAACCCCCGGTTTAATGGGCGGCGAGAAAGCCCCCGAAGCAGAAGGCTTGATGGGTGAGAAGGCAGACGGAGAGACGAAAGACGACCCGGCGACAAGTGACGCCAAAGAAGGTGAAGAGAATACACTAGAGGGCGCACCCGAAAGCTACGGTGAGTTTACACTCAACGACAGTTACCAGATGACCGATGCGGACGTGGAAGAGTTTACAGCATACGCCAAAGATAATAACTGGTCAAAAGAGACAGCTCAACAGGCCCTTAACCTTGACATGGCTAGACAGGCGAAGTTTGCTAAGAGCCAAGACGAAACACTCAAGGAATGGCAGACAGAGGTCAAGAAAGAGTATGGTGACAAGTACGCGGAAGAGATCGCGGTGGCGGGTAAGGCTTACGATACGTTCGCCTCTAAGAAGCTACAGACGCTCTTTACCGAGGCAGGGCTAAACTCTCACCCGGAAGTTGTCAAGATGTTCAACGCTATGGGTAAGGCCATCAGCGAGGATAGCTTTGTGAAGGGTGGAAATGCAGTAAAAGGAAAGAATGAGGGTGGGCTAAAGGATATGTTTAGTGACCTCAATAATAAAACTTAAATAAAGGAGAACAAGATGACAGACTTCAATAAAAAAAATACAATACAGCATGTCATGGCGGCAGCTACAGAAGATGGTGCAATGCTCGAGGCGGCTGACGTTATATCGAAATCAAACGAACTAATGGCAGTATTGCCGATGTATCCAACTAACCTGCCATTCGCTAACAGATCCCTAAGGGATGTTTCGGACTTTGAGCCGTCTGCGAGAGCCGTAAACTCTGGCTCGGATACTGGCGTTAATGAGACAGAGCAAGTAGAGGACAACCTTGTAAGGTTTGAGACAGAGATCGCAGTCGATGAGCAAGCCCTTGTCGGCATTAACGACCCGTCTCAGTGGTTTGCAGACCAGATAATGAAAACGTCCAGAGGGTTTTCTAATGTCGCCGCAGGGCAGACTATAAGCGGGGATTATTTAGCTGATCCCGGCAAGCAGTTTGATGGGCTATTGAAACGTAATAACGCGCTTCCTGCTTCGTCAGTAGACGTAACAGACAGATACTATAATGTAATACCGGGCGGCGGCGCTGGTTCCGATAATACAAGTATCTATCTTGTTGGTCTGGGCAAGGGTGGAGTACACGGTATATACTTCAAGAACGGCCAGGCGGGGCTACAGGTTAACCGTAAAGGTAGGCAAAGAGTAACAGATGCAGCCGGCAGGCCTTACTGGGCCGAAACCGCACAGATGATATGGGATATCGGCTTGGTAGCAACTAACCACAGGGCTATGGGGCGTATACCTAACATCGATGATAGCGCGTTGACACTTGATGCGGCTACCGGTGCTAACGTTACATTACTTATGATCCAGCTACTGAACAACGTGAAGCATAGCGATGACGGGCTTACACCGTATTGGTTGATGAGTAATAAGCTTAAGACTTATTTCCACACCCAGATAACTTCTAAGGCAAACGTCAACATCGCTTTCGATAAGGATGATTTCGGTAAAATAAGACCTGTGTTCGGCGGCGTGCCTATCCTTAGGATGGACGAAATCGGCATAGCAGAGGCGCTGGTATCTTAATAACAATTAACTAAATGGAGGGTTTATATAATGGGCATGATAAGAGATGCGTACAGAACATTTATGGACGGCGCGATAGGAACATCACAGGGTACTACCTATACAGACGCTTTTAATGTAGGTGAGCAAGGCTTCCCTATAGACAAGATGCACATTTACGGACAGATAATAGACGCTGCCACATCAGGGGGGTCCGCAACTGTTCAATTTGTAATTGAGAAGGACACCACTTCTGCCTTTGGTTCCGCAACCGAGGTATGGGATTCTGGGGCTATCGCGGTCGCAACGTTGGTAGACGATTATGTCATCAAAAACGCTGTCATAGATAGCCTTGATTGGCAAGAGGCGGTAGGTAGCGATACTTGGTTACGTATCAAGATAGTAATAGCAACGGCAGACTTGACCGCGGGCGATGCTTTCTTTGGCATAGTGTCAGGCACACCACCCATCAATACAAGAGTATAAAAGGAGGAGTTAGAAATGCAATTCAAATGTAATATCGCACCAAACGCAGTACCGTGTACATCTATCAAGACACACGACCCTACAACGGGCAAGAAACTTGACAAGCCATTAAAAAGCTACAAGGTAGTCAAGAAGGGTAAAACAGTGACATGGGTAGATAGATGCTCACGTAAACATTTCATCGCGGTAGATGAAGACGCGAAGGCTCTTAACGCTAAAGACTTTAAGGACATGAAGGATGAGCTTGGTGCCCTAAGAGCTAAACTACCGTCAGATGCTACGTTTGCGGAGTGCGCGGACAGTCTCGCTAAGATTGAAGCTAAAAAGTTATGGAAAGAGTCCACGAAGGCACAAAGGGTTTTTACACCAGAAAGCGAAGAAGCTGACAGCACCACAAGCGAGCTGACGAACAAAGAGATAAAGGCTATCCTTGACGCTAACGATATTGAGTATCCAGCCCAAGCTAACAAGGCAACGCTAACAGCCCTTTTACCGGCAGATGAATCTTAATAATGTAATATTACCGGCGGGGGTGTAACTGCTCCCGCCAATATTAAAGGGGGTATGCAACATGGCAGACGGTATTCCGATAGTTCAGGTGTCTGGTGGTATCAACACCGAAATGATACAAAACAACAAAATAATAGTCGTTGATGCTGGCTATATTAATCAGATCAGAGAAGGTAATAT